TGCTAATGTATTTCCAGTTTCGGCTATATCAACGTCAGGCCGTGGGAAGTTCAACGCAATTTTCTCAGGTTGCCTTGCTGGCAATCTCCAAGGGTCTTTCCTGTCCCTGCATCCTTTGTCGCACACTCGCAAGCCGGGGATATTTGGGTCTGATCCCATCGAAGCTAATGGCCGCTTCATCCTACACCTATCGCAAATTGCAATCGCTAAGGTTGACATGCCACGAGTGTTTAAGAACATGGGCATTATCGGCTGTACCCTGAAATATTCGGGCTAAAGAAAATCGGAGAGTTATCCCGCTCCTCGTCTTCCGCTTGAGCAAGGTACTTATCCGCTTGTCCGTCCAAGTATACGATCTTTTCCATCGGCACGTCTGGCAGCTCCAGCGACATTCTGTGCGCAAGGATGAACAGGATTGCTTCATACCAGCGTTGCGGTATTTCAAGCGAACCGTTCAGGTCGCCCACATCCATGATGTACCGTGAGCAGTAAACCACTATTTGTGTGAAGTCTTCACTCGGCACAGGCCAGACGTTCATCGTCGGCTGTGGGATTGTCCGATCAAACCAATATTGCAACGGCTGATTGGATGTGAAGTTCTTATTGGGAAGGTTGGTATAGTCATCCCTATTAAGTCTTGCCATTGGAATTTCAATAGGATTACTGCCAACCACAAATTCGCGGACTATTAAAGTCCCGCCTGCTGTCTCGCGCATTCTGTAGTACATCACTGCATGGCCGGGATCGATGTCATACCAAAGCCATGTGTTATCAACCCATGTTGTAATTCCAGGAGCGTATAGCGTGCTCCATGTAGTGCCATCGGTTGAGTATTCTATTACTATTGTGAACGAGCCGCTTACGCCGGGAAGAATGCCGAACTTTGATGCGTACACCTCATCCGAAAATGTTACCGCGATGTTCCCGTTGATTGCTGACTGCGTGCACGAAGTATCAACATCACCATCAAACGCATTAGCAGCAGTGCCCGTAGACGCGCTGTAAACGCCCGTGTTGCGTGTTACGCGCCTGTACAGGGCGTTGAGTACGTCAATAGAGCCAACGGGCAGTGTATATAGTCCCTTGTTCGCTCTCGTGCCGACAATTGACTTCTGTATAGCCCAGTAACTAATGCCGCGATTACCCAAGCTCGACAGCGCGAAGTACAGACTCTCCCGCGCTGACTGTATTTGTTCAACAGTCAGCTCCTCAGAGAAATTGCCGCACCTCCTCGCGCCATGCTCGATTAACTGCATGACATCAATGACTGTCTGGCTAATTGTTCCCGATGTTGTCATTACAGCCTTTCGTTATTTAACTTGCCCGAAGTCCATTTTTATTTCGTGTACCATTAGCTCGTGCGCTTGCCCAATGTTCCGGTAGAACTTAAGCGACTGTGATGCAGGGTCGTATCTCATGCCGAAATACGCTGTATCAGTTTGCCCAAAAGCCCAGCTTGAGTTGGGTATCATCAATCCATACCTAAACGCCTCAGGGTTTTGAATCTGTATCCCCGTTAGCCCTCTAGCAGTGGCATGAGGCTGCATGTTAATTCCGATGGTGTCTGTGCCAACTTGCGTCTGTGGAAACTCAATATTCAGGCAAATTGATGTGCCGCCCGGTACTGTGTCGTAAACATCGCAATGTATACCTGCTGCCCAAAATGCACCATTTTTAACGGCTGTGCCATGTACCCCAACAATATCGTGTACACCCCATGAGCCGACGTTACCATTGCCTCTAGCTATGCCGTACATGCTGAAATTTGCGCCTGCTGACCCGCTGCTAAAATCCATCGAAGTATCAGACTTGATACCTGTATGCAATCCATTGGCAGCCGAGAAATTACCTGTAATCTTGTATTGATCTTGACTGACTGAGTTTTCTGCATTTACCTGAAAACTCAGCAGCATCAATCCAATTAACGGTAGCTTCATGGTGGCTTTCATTATGGATTACGTCACATAGTGTGGTAGATGTTATCGCTATAATCCCCACGCGCCTGCCTCTCCGCTATTGCCTTTCTTTCTTCAGCCATTTGCCGCTGAAATTCAGCGTCCGACATGCTGGGGGCAGATGGACCAAATTTTGATATTACATCTTTTAAATTAGGCAGTGCTCCTCCGCCGAACAACGATCTGTAATCTACTCCGCCATTTTGCTGCGGCCTTACCCATCCCGGCGCAGTGCCGGGGTCGTCATCTCTTTCTCCGGTAAGGAACTGCCGTGAACCCGGATATGCGCCGTATGACCCAGTTTCTGGATCAAGATATTTCATTTCCGTTGTCCCGGCTCGCCCCGGGATGTTACTGCCCCCAGTGAGTACTTTGGGCATTCCCGCGAATCTTCCGGTTTGCTGTAATTCATTTTGCTGTGACGGTCTTTCAAACTTCGTCCCGCCGCCTTGTTGTGGATACCCAAGCCTGTTTCCGATTACCTGTGCGCGTTGCGGTAAATATTTGTTTTGACCACCTAGATTATTTTGATTCAGGAAGCCCAATGGATTCCCTCCCATATTTTGGAAAGGATTCCCTCCCATATTTTGGAAAGGAAGCCCTCCCATATTTTGGAAAGGAAGCCCTCCACTTTGGATCGGTGGCGACGTTACGGAGCCTACACCTTGTCCGTTGCCTGTTGATGGTGCTGGATTGATACCATACCTGTCTCTCGCCTGATCTTCGAAGGTGTATGCACCGCCTGACCCAGTTCCTGCGCCTTGACCGCTACCTGTTGATGGTGGCGTTACGGCTGGCGCTGCCTTATACAGCTTGGATGTTGTTGGGAGTGCGGCTTGTGCTTGCTGCAAAGCCTGTGTTTGCGCCGCCTTAGAACCGCCAACGTAAACCGCCTGCCCGGATGGGTCATACGCTTGCGGATTTCCCGCTGCTGGATTAGCTCTCAATCCGATTCTTCGTGCAACTTCTTCCTGTGGCGTAAGCGTCCCGGCGGAAGGCACTGCCGCGCTGTGATACGCCATTTGTGTCGATGGCGACGATTCCATAGCAGGGGCGGATGCGCTAGGAGGCAATGCCCTAGTAGCCGCCCTGTTAGCCCAGTAATCCGATCCGGGAACTATCCCACCTTCGGCCATCTTTTTGACCTTGCCGCCACATTTCAGACCTTTGTGGCCTTTGGATGCTGGCAGTTTTTCATGGGACTTCAATTCCTTGCTGATAGCCGCAATCTTTTTAGTTTCTGCCCTTTCGTCTTTGGCAGATTCTTTGACCGCCCCGCCTTTGGCAAACTTCAATTCGCCACCCGCCTTATTGTATGCGTCTTCCATGAGTTTTAATTCACGGGCTTCATCCCGCGCTTTTCTCATTTCTTCCTGTACTTTAGGCGAAGGTGTACTATCATCGGCTGGCTTGGCTTTAACAGGTTCTACTTTCTTCACCTTGACGATGGGAACTATCCCACCTTCCGCCATCTTGCCGCCTTTCTTAGCTGCAAGAGGAATCTCAACAGATACTTTAGGTTTGAGCTTCATCGCTGCCCTGCGGTCCTTAGCTGAAGGCTTGCCGGGAGCAACAGAACCACCGACTGGTTTGCCAACTGCATCGATGATGCTAATTGCCCCACCCACTGCCTTCTTGGTAGCCTTGAAGCCTTGATCTTCCTCTGCTCTGGCTTTGCCTACATAGCCACCATCCTTCATGCGAGGAACCGAGCAACCGCACCCCATTTTCTGCAACTTGCCGAATCCTTCCATGATTCTCTCCTTAAATGGTAGATTGTTGAACGATGGTCAATGATACTGACCCACCGCCCGAATTAACGAGTACCCTGATTGCCCGCATCAATGTGGTTGTTACCCCCGATGTTTGGCTAGCCGTGGCTGTTGTTAGCGCGGCTGTTGGGTGCGCTACGACTTGATGCGCTAACGTATTGTCGAACGGGTCTTCGTTTGTATACTGAACCGAATAATTGATAGTTCCTGTTACGGTAGCCGATATGTTTGTCACTTGATTCGGCACATAAATATCAAGCGGTATCCAGTCAGTAGAGCCGGATTGCAGCGTTCCAGCCGTTATCGCTGCCGCTGTTGCCGCTGACGTTGCTATCCTTGTTACTGTTTTAAATGACTTTGCAGTTGATACTGTAGCAATATTGCCACCCGCTAGAGTTTCACTAATTAAAGATCCGCCATTATTAGTCCCATAAACTGTGAATGTCATACCACTATCATTCCCGGCTGATGCTATCGAGACTTTTCCTGAAACAGACAGTGTAGCGACAACCTTCTCCACTTCTGGCGGAATCTGTGAAACAAATTGGCTTGTGGTCGCCGCCAATGATCCATTAAGCGTCACATTAGTTGCAGATGCTGGCGACTGGCTTAACGCAATAGAATTGGCACTAAGGGCTGCGTAGCCTCCCCATGTTTTGCTTATTGGACGCATTGATTAATCTCCTTATACTTGAGTTACACCTAAAGCCCCAAGTCTAGTAGCCGCTGGACCAGCCGCATTAGACGGCAATAATATCGCAACAACAAGGCGTTTCGCACCGTCCGAAACAGAACTCAATGCCAGTGTCCCGCGTACATCACCAGTCGTCGTAGTTGCAGGAGATGTCGCAACAGCAGCAGTGAATGTCCCTGTATTCTCAGCAAGAGTGCTATCCCATCCGCATCTAGCAACATACCCCAGATCACTAACAGCTAAAGGCATCCCGATAATATCAGTCGTTCCAACCGTCACCGTGACTACTGGGCTTGCTGCTATTGTCATCGTGGCAACTTGCCAGAATGCTTTTTTGCCGTTAACTGTTGTCGAGGCAGATGCGCTACTGGTTATTACCTCGCTCATTGGCTGACCGTAATAGTCATAACCAGTAATTGTGATTGCGCGAGCTGTTGGCGATCCGGCACCAGTCCTTACACATAGAGCGCGAGGGGTGTCTAGTTGTGTAACAGTGACCCCATCCGGTCTAACTACGGACGTAGTGCCTGTCCCTGCAACTCTAGTGATTGCTGCTGTATATACGGAAGCCGTAGCTAATGCGACCAAGTTAAGTGCAAGTGGCACTACATCATGGATATAAATTCTACCCAGCGGTCCAACTCCGGTTTCCATCGGTGAAGAATTACCTAAAGCTGAAGCAGGAACAACGCCCTGATATGTCTCCGCTGATCCTAAAAATAAATCATCTGTAAATTTCGGCACGATATGCTCCTTTTTATCTATTCAATAAATCCATAAAAGAAAACTCCAGTCTCAGAGTTTTCTTTTGTTTGGATATGCGTTACATTAAATGCCGGGAGTGCCCCATACTGCACGCCAGTCTGTCCAGCCAACATCGTAACGCTCTGTTGCCTTGAATCTCATGCTGTCAGTCTCGAAATCGCCTTCCATAGTCTTTTCAAGCTTGCGCCTCATCATGAGCTTAAGCCCTTCTGGTGCGTTAGTCTGAATCCACCATGCAGTGGAAGAAGACAGACGTGACATCACAACTGCGCCATCAGCCAGAGAGCCTGTTGATTTGATTGGGTTAAGGTCGTTGTTGGCATTGCCTGACCTTAATACTGACTTAAGGATAACTTCGGCTTGGAACATATTGCCAGGGGCTACGATAAGTTGCGTTGGCTTAAGAGCGATTTTCTTATTCGTATTGTCCTGCGCTCCCCTGATCTGAATCAACATCTGTTCTGCTGAAGTCTGAGACAGTACAGAGGCCGTAGTCAATAAGTTACTTTGAACTCCCTGTGCTACTGGGTGAGAAGCACTACACAAACAAACGCCATCACCACCTATATAATTGGAGTTAAAAGCTCGGTTTGGTACGTTAGCTGACAGCGTTTCTTTGGTATCAACCAGTGATTGCGCTAGATGTTTAGCGAACGTCTGACCAATACGAATATGATCGCCGTCCTCAACAAGCACTTTGGTCAACGCAAATGCCATGCCGTAAACCTTGTAGACATACCGCTTCATAAACAGCACGCCGCCTTGTTGATAGGTTACTGCTGCACCATCAGGAAGCTCAGGTGCTGCCGGGAATCCGTACAACGCCGGCTCTTCGTGATAGTTACGAGGGATACCGTTTTCCTCTTTGAAAACTTTTGACCACTCATCTGCCCTTAAATCATAAATCCCATCGAAACATTCATTCAGTATTGGCTCAACTATTGAACGAAAGTCCGTACTACGCATTGGTGCGCTCATGTCTTATTCTCCTTAGATCGCGTTAGCGACTGGTCTGTATTGATGTTTAGTGATGCTCACATGAACATTCGTGTATGCATCTCCCCAAGCATTGTCAATGTTCGGAGCAAGATTCAATATTCTGAATGTGGCGTTATTCCCAGCCGCTGCCAATGTCGTGCTTAATGTAGTCTGAGACAATCCAGTGGTCGTCGAACCCGCTGTTGCATTAGTGAGGTCGGCTTCATCACCGACTGATGCTTGCGTCAGAGACCCATCTGCTTGCATCTCATAAACAATTTCAGCATCGCTATAGAAATATGCCCTGCAAGAACCCGCCAGATATGCGGTATTAGCTGGCCAATAATTCGACACTCTTGCGCGACCCGTTGTGTCCGTCCATTCCACCCCAGCGAACGATCCCAGCATTGCGTCCCCTGCTGCGCACGCTTGAATGACTCCGGTTGTAGCCATCTTGATCGCTTGACCTTTCAGGATAGCGCTGGAGTACGTTGATAGAATGCCGTCTGTTAACACTACTGGCCTAATTAATCCGCTAGGATGGTATATAGGCTTCAATCCAAATGGTGCTGCTGTTGAACTCATGTTAATTCTCCCATGTTTGTTATATTAGCCAGCGAATACAGGTGCTGACCTTCTTTCCGCAATATCTGCAAGACCGTCGCCCTCGACTGATCCTAAAACTCTACCGTTGTTATCTCTGCTTTGCATTTCTTCCACTTTGCGTTTGATGTTGGCCGCGTCATCGTTTGGTATATCGTGGTGCATCATGGTCATAACTTCTTGATACACATCCATCGGAATCTTGTACAACAACATCTCGTTGCATGAAATAAACCCAGCATATTCACCGTCTTTAACCCGTGATCCAGCATCTAATCCTAGTTCTTCTGCCATAACTGGCACATATCCTAGTTTCATACGCTTATCAATCGTGTCATATTGATTGATGGTGGATAGCCAACATAAATGCCAACCCGGTATGGTTTGCAACTGCGGCAATGCGCTTTGTGTCCAACCGTCACGCCACATCTTACGGCGTTGCTCGGCTGACACATTTACATCCTCCGGTGGTCTACGGCTTTCGTCTTCGGTTGCACGATCCTCGCGACTCGTTGGTGTAGTTGTTTTCTTGATTCTGTCGTCGTTCATGTTATCTCCCTGCCTTTCTGTCTGAGTCAATATACCTACGGATCATTTTGTTTCTCACTTGGACATTGTCATACATTCCAGCTTCTTTTAATGCCCTCACGCGATCCGCGCTTAATGTGAAGGTCGCTTTCGTGGAGCTACCACTATTGGCTTCCCTTCCCGATGACTCATTCATACTTCTAGGTCTTTCACGGACAACTCCTTCACTTGAATCATCATCGCCACTGTAAT